TCAGTCGGCATCTTAAACATGAACCTTACCATATTGTCATAAGGTACTTGATACAATGCCGACTTATCTTCTTCATCGCCAGGTAGAAAACCAATCTCTCTCGTAGAGATTAAAGACCTTACTACATACACACAGTTAAACTTAGATTTTGGATCTAATACTTCTTTAAGTGCATGGTATAAAGTCACAAAGGTTTTACCTGTTCCTGCTGAACCATAAAGGAATAGACATTTTCCTTTCTTATATTCCTTTATTACGTTTTCTTGATTTTTGGTGATACCTTTGATATCAACCATATCTTCATATTTTATAGTCTGTTTTTTACTCATACTTCTAGTGTACTGCCTGGGTTTGCTCGTTTGATTTCTTTTAGTCTATCTTTCCAACCATCAGATGTATGTCTATGAAATGTATCTCTCATAGAAATCATAGATGGAAGTTGGGGCACTATTCTTATTTTCCCCTTCCCACAACTCCCACACACTTTATCTAATGGTATTTCACGTTCCGCTACTCTATGAACCTCTTCAAATTCAGAATCACATTCTTTACATTTATATAAGTAAGTTGGCATTTTCTTTCTTCGTTGCAAATATTTTCACTAATTCATGCTCTATGCGTTGAAGTTGTTTCCACCCTACTTGAGTGAAAGACTCTCTATTCTCCATAGAGTGAATGCTGTCAGTAACTTCTCTGAAACATTCATATAAATCGTCAGATGACCAACTATCTATACATTCTCTAACACTCGCCTTTCTATGTTCCATAATTTCTCTCACTTCTTTTTTAGATTTACCAAATAAGGAATCTCTATGCATATATAGTTCTCATTTGTAAAAAATATGGTCACCAATTCTTCCAACTACTGGATATACCTTTGACCATCTTGGACTTACCTCATAGGTATGATAATAACGAGCACCCTCAGTTATATCTAGTCCTTTTGTCTTAATAGCATTGTAAGATTCTATTGCAAGAGAAGCAACTTGTTTAGATACTTTATATGCTCTCTTGTTTGCAACATTATCTAATCGGCCATCGCAGTACCATGAAAATTGGCATCTGTTTAATTTAGGGTGACCACTCTCATAGTGTAACCCTTGATAAACCACATCACAGATCTTATTTGGAAACTGCTTATCGTGTACCCGATTAAGAGTTACCATTGCGACTGCAAATTGTCCTGCAAATGGTTCGTTTCTCGCCTCAAAATATATATTCTTTGCGAGACATTCGTGCTGTTTTGTTGCTTCCATAGCTATAGTTCTATAGTTCCATTTTGGAACTACATCTTGAGTGACACTCGCATGACCTACTGGCTCTGAGAATATCGTCAAAGAAAATAACAAAACAATGCTTATGAAAATATGTTTCATATAACCTTGTTCTTGATGATCCTCAATCTCTATTATCAATATAGGGAACATAATAAACCACTTCGGCGGATCGTTTAACCGATTAACATTGCTAAGTTTTTTTGAGGGGGATTTTTATAGTTGGACTTGGGCTAGGTTGCCGTCCTCACATCCCCGACTCTGGATTTGCATTTTAGACTCCCTAAAAAAAGACTGTACTATATTTATACATCTTTTCTAGTAAAGTTTTCATCCCAATTAAAGGCTTCTTGAACTACTGCTGTAGAAAAACCTTTATACTTTTGATGTAGTCTCTTATCCTTAATGACCATCATCAACTCAGCCTCATCTCTATGTAAACCCTCAAGTAACCTTACAAACATTCTTTCTCTGTTCATTTTAGAATGCTGATTTGCCCCCTTAATGAAATTATGAAATTTAGGTGCTTCTACTATAATAAGAGTATGTTCACCTACACCTTCTGGTGATTCATTTGGAATGTATGGGGGATTGCCTGGGGGTAAGTCAGTTTCAATGTTAGGATCAAAAGACCACTTACACACCGATCTCAAAGAAGGATGATCATTATCCTGTAGGATCTTAATCTTCTCCTTTTTAGTCTTAGCATTACTGACCTTCTGAAAAATCTCAGAAAACATCATTTGTCTAACTTTGATCTTATTAGCTTCATCGCCGGGCTCTTCTTCCCATTGAACGCCTGCACTTGTTGTTACCATTCTAGCCATGTTAAAAATCTCCTATGGATTCAATTAAATTAGTTAGTTTCTTCTCAATGAAGAAATTTAGAAGGTATCTCCGCCTTCCTATCGGTTCCTTTCTATACTCTTCCCAGATCTTTTCACAAAGATCTGATGGAGTTTCAGCCAGATCTATTAATTTCTGGTTTCGGTGAAAATTTCGGATCTCATCATCTGATCTACCATTTAGTTCAGCATTATGCATCACAAAGTTTTCCACATACTTTTTAGTTATGGGTTTTTGACGAACACCCTCTACAATAGAATTATCATTAGATAACACATTAGGAATGCCGTCACTCTTATCACCTCTTAGAATATGCTCAAACAAATATCCACTAGGTTCAATCCCATTGATTAATTTCTTAGTAACAGGACTCCATTGATGTACATTTTTATACTTATGTAACTGAATAAAATCCTTATCACTGGATATTATCATAATTTTCTCAGACTCAGACTGAGATACAACTCTAGATATCACACCAATGATATCATCAGCCTCTGCATTTGATACTTGAATAAATTTGTAAGGAAATGTATTTTTCAGATCATTTTTGATAATATCAAAACATTGAAAAATTTGTGACCAGTTGAGAGGAGAAGATTCCCTAGTTGTTTTTCTACTAGCTTTATAGAAAGGAAAATGATCCTTTCTCCATGAATGTTTATCATCACAACAAATCACCAGTTCACCATACTTATCAGTATATGTTGACCGATACATACGGAGACTATTCAGTACAGAATGCCTGATAAAATCAAGATCAGCTTCAGTCTGACCCTTTTCCATTGACATCATAGTAGATGCCATCATAATTTGAGATAAATCAACTAATATCATAATAAGTCTCTATATTATATAGTGTGGAGCGAGTGAAGAGGCTCGAACTCTCGACCTTTTGCTTGGCAAGCAAATGTTCTACCAACTGAACTACACTCGCATGGTGGAGGTGACAAGAATCGAACTTGCTACCTTCTGCGTGCAAGGCAGACGCTCTCCCAAATGAGCTACACCCCCATTGGAGCTGATGATAGGAATCGAACCTACGACCTGAAGTTTACAAAACTCCTGCTCTACCAACTGAGCTACATCAGCCTGCTATTGGTTCTGGTGGATCGAAATCATCATCTATCTCATCATTTCGTTCCATCCAATCATTAAAACTTAGAACATCAAAATCTCCTTTTATAGTAGGTTGTCCATCAGGCATTTGTGAATTTTCTAAAGATACAAACCTATCTGCAAAATCTTGAAGTGGATGATGGATATCCTTTTCATGAAAAACTACAGACTTAATACATTCTGATAAAAAAGACAGCTGTGCAATTGTACTTTCATCTACAATACTACAACCATTTTGTTGTAAGTTCTTGAGAACTCCATACATCAATCCCTCTGCAAGTTGTTCACACCATGCAAAGTTTTCTCTAGTCTCTGCAGCTGATGTATCAATTTCAGGGGGATTTTCAGGTTTATAATTACTAGGAAACTGTAGGACTTTCCCCATTTTCCATCTCCTTAGTCCATACTGCAAAGATATCTGGGTAAAAGACTCCTACAGTCCGTTTAGGTGTACCATCTGGATTATATGCCATAGCGACACATTGAGGAATCACTGTATGTTCCTCATTTGGCCCAGACAATGGACTGATCCAATCGCCTGTCTTGAGGTAATGTTCACAGTACCTTATGTACGCTTTCTTACTGTCTGAAAGATTGGATGCTTTTTGTTTATCTTGTGGAGTACTTCTGAAACTCCTAGCAGTCTTATTGAATGCAGCTACCTGTTCCTTAGACTCTTTGATCCAACCCTTCACAGTCTTGAAGGAATAGTTATGATCATCTGGGAGTGCAAGAACTGTAGAATGAATATTCTTGTACTCGGCTGGTTTTCGTTTTGCTCGTGCCTTTTGTAACTGGTCACGAAGTTGCTGTTTTCTTTCTTCACTGATTTTGCGTTTAATAGCCATCATCATTTATGATTACAGGTTTAACCCATTCTATCAGATCTTCTCCGTTCCAATGATAGTAGTGAGGAGCTTTAAAATAGATAGGAACATTACATTCCATCTCATTTGCAACTTCTTGTGCTGCTATCTTTGCAACTTTTAGATTGGGGAATCTCTGACCTTTTAACAACATAATATATTATACAATAAGAATATTCAAATGTCAAGTCTTTTATTACAAATCGTGTTCGCCAGGAAGGGGAATATAAGGAAGGTCGCCGTTTCTTTCAGCTTTACGAATAGACCATTGTTGTTGGGAAATGTGACGATCTTCTTTCATTGTACGAACCATAGCTCGTAATCGTTTTAATTCCATGACTAAATGAGCAATGACCTTTTGAGTATCACCCTCTTTCATTAGTCTCTTCATATATTCATCTTGTTCTTTACTCATCATAGCTCCAATAGGTTAAATCGTACATATCACTATTTTCAAGAACCAAATCACCTAAATGAATTGGACTCTTACCATTATATATGAACCAAGTTTCAAACTCAGAACCTCCAACATAAATTTGCTCAATAGTTCCCAATCCTTGTTCTACTAGTTCTTTAGCTTGATCTAAAGGATTTTTCACTTCAACCCCAACATAGTTATATTACAACAAATTATTACAAAAGTCAAGACGAAAAGTCTCTATATTATATAGGATTTAGAACCTTGACATGAACCTTGCGATTTGGTGTGCAAATGGAAGTAGAGTAATGGCCATCAAAAGGTTTACACCAGTATGAACCATTGCAATCTGTTTTGTGATCCCTGTAGGCATTCCATCTGATACGAGAAGTCCTGCGAGCCAGATAGTTCCTGTAGTGCCGATGTTAGCACCAAGAACTGCACCTATCGCAGCTGGAAGAGGTAATGCACCACCAGCAACCAGACCAATGATTGCAGTTGTTGATAGTGATGAAGATTGCCACAAAAGGGTCATAATAATACCCCCAAAAAACATATAGATAGGGTTACCAAGAAACCACTGTAGGTGATCAATGTTCCCCATAGCTTTCATTCCACCAGAGAACATTTTAAGACCAATATAGAACACAACCAGACCAATTAGAGTCTGGATGATAGGATTATTCAATTCCAT